CTCCGGTTCGACGCTTCCTACGAAGAACCTCACCTTGGAACGGTCTACGATTGATTAGATCGTGACCTTCCGCCACCTCAGTAGTCAACTGAATGGGGGTTAAAAAGGATTTCGTAGGGTTGTGCGCATACCCTCCTAAAAAGGCGACTTCCCAACCCCACGGGTTATACCCGCGGTAGCCAAGAAGTTTTGCCTCATCAGGGTCTCGTGGCACCTTTTCGGCAGTTGAAACCGGCACTATCTTGCGATAGGTGGTCCAATACTGCTCGTTAAGCTTATAGGGCGCTTTACTAGAGGGCACCTTAAAGCCGCAGTCGTCAGCTTCGCTGAACGGCACCGGTAAAAACCGGGCCATTTTGCTAATGCTATACAACGTGCGACCAATCGGTAGCCCATTTTCGGCGCTCCATCGGCTCAGGCGATTAAAAGACGAGTATACGTCTTGAGGAGTCTCTAGGCTTTCAACATAAACAGGGCGGATATTCTTGCCCTGCCAGTAGTCATAGCCACAAGACTCACGGAACGAGCCGTAGTTAAACGACTTGCTTTCGTTTACGGTGAACCCTAGACGCACAAGCAACAACTTCAAGGAGTCAAAACAGTCCTTACGGACTATCAAGTCATCCCCAAAAACGGCTGCATTTACGCCGGGCCCACTCCAGAAGTTCGGGTTGACACCCTTACTAATGTAAACAGCTCGGACCGCACACGCGAAGATGATAGTTTCTAAAGGAAAGGTAAACCCATTCCCCATTGTACTTATCATCCTCAGTTCCTCTTCACGCCCGTCTGGGTAACGGACGATCTGTGAACGGAATAGCTTCAACCACTTTTTAAAGAGCGGAGGAAACGCCCACTCACACAGATTCACTGATATGCTATCACTCGCGGAAGACAGATCCAGGGTGCCATAGGCACCCGTTTCACTGCCGATGCGAGTAAGGGCTCGATTCACGTCTGGTTGTGTGGCTAGGTTTATACCCAGCTTCTTAACCATACGCTCCTCTAACCACGCTCCGAGAGCCTTCTGCATCAACATGTTGAGCAGAGGTTCGGTGCAGCACGTTCGCGATATCTCTCTATTTTTCGCTACCGTAAACAGGGTATTACCCCTGACCGCGACAGGTCTAAACGACTTGGCCCACAGCCTTAAGGCATGGACCCACGTGTCAGACTGAGCCACAGCAGCCCTAAATAGGGCTAAGACGTAAGGTTCGGTGTAGCTATGGTTACTGTCAAAAAACTTCGAGTAGAAGTTCCTCGAGTTCGCCATCCGGCTTGCACCAGGACCCGCTGCAAAGTGACCCCGGATATATTCAAGGTCAAAATTACAGCCGTCAATCTCGAAATCGGTAACTTTCCACGCCTCATCTCTAAAGAGACTGAGCATGTAAGCCATCGACTCGCTATCACCTTGATTAGGTGGGACGAAGCAGAGCGACGCATTCAGGGCCTCGAATTTCTTTAAGGTTGCCTGAATAGCCGCTTCTGTCTGTCC